GATGATAACGCTGAAGAACCTATTTCTAATAACGATGAAGCTACTTATTATAAATCTGCTGACAAATTATCTTTAGATAGTGGAAGAATATGGGTTGATTATATTTTCCTTGATACAGATGAAAGAAGACGTTTTGCACAAGTTACTCACGAGTACCTTATTGAACAACTTCAATTCACTGGATCTGACTCAGTATCAAATGGTGCGGAATCAATGAAAAGTCTACGCATGAATTTTAATCATCCTTGTAAAGAACTCGTATGGGTGACTAAAAAGAATGCTCCTGGTGTTCACTGGAACAATTATTCATCTGCTGTAGGTACTACTACTGGTTCAGATGGCAACAACTATTTAGAATCTACTAATCCTACTGTTAAATCCAAAATGGTTCTTAATGGCAACGACAGATATGCCGAGCGCCCAGGTGATTATTTCTCTATTGTCCAACCATATCAACACCATGAGAATACACCTGACCAGTTCCATCAGGGAATTAACGTTTATTCTTTCTCAATAAAACCCGAGGATCACCAGCCTTCTGGCACACTTAATATGTCCCGTATTGACACAGCTGTATTATCAGTTGCTACCACTTTACCAGGAACTGTTACTACAGGAGCTATCTCTATCTTCGCTGTTAACTACAACGTCCTCCGTATCCTCTCTGGTATGGGTGGTCTTGCTTATTCAAATTAAACATCATTCTCGTGTTATTTTTTCATTTTTAATTAAATATTAAAAGGATATGCATACTAATGACATCGTTATTTTAAGTATATGAAAGTTTAGCAATATGGTTGTATACTTATCAATATACTTATACAACCATATCGTAATAAGACCATATCCACATATAGTATATGTATGAAAAGAAATGGATAATTATAAAACTGTTCATGTATAATGAAGAAAATATTGAAATTACACCAACCGAAAAGATAAATGGGACAAGATTATTTATTTTTATACATTCTAAAACTATGTTTTAGGTAATTTGTTAAATGTTCTCTTTTTATTTTGGTATTTATTATTTCTTTTATTACTCTTTCTATATCTTCATATGTATTTGGACTTTCTTTTTTAATGTAATGTTTTAATTGACTAAAAAACTCTTCTATTGCATTTGTTTCTGGATGATATGGAACACTATAAAGTAAATCATTATCAGTTTCTTCTATAAGTTCTCGTATCTGTTTAGAACGATGTATTACAGCATTATCCATAATAATTAGATAATTTTTATACTTATCTTTAATACTTTTATTATAAAAATCAAATATATTTTGTGTTTTTAATCCTCCTTAAAATAATTTAAAACAGAAAGAAAAACCTAAAAAGGTTGAAAAAACTCACGATTTTCCTTATATTGATGATGTAGATAAAGAAGAATTAAAAGGTAATCATATTTTTATTGACCCTGGTAAAAGAAGTTTATTTACTATAATGAACGACGATGGTAAGTTTTATTCTTATACAAATAAACAGAGAGTAAATGAAACTAAAAGATTAAAATATCAACACATTCTTAAAAAATATAAGGATGAATTAAATATTACATCAAAAGAAAATGAACTATCATCATACAATTCTAAAAGTTGTAATATGACTAAATATAATGATTTTATAACTAAAAAAATAAATACTAATGATGTATTATATAAACTTTATCAAAATAATAAGTTTAGACAATATAAATGGTATGCTTTTATAAATAAAAAAAGAACAGAAGACAATATGCTTAATAAAATTGAAAAAACATATACAAAAGATAGTATTATTATAATTGGTGATTGGAGTATTGGTAAGCAAATGAAAAACTTTATTACTACACCTAATTTATCACTAAAAAGAAAATTACAAGAGCGTTTTAATGTTTATGATATAGATGAATATAGGACTTCTTGTTTAAATTATAAGACAGAAGAATTATCTAATAATTTATATTTACCAGATAAAACAAATAAAGTACGAAAGATGCATTCTATCCTAACATATAAAATGGAAAATAAACGGAATGGTTGTATCAATCGTGATAAAAATGGTTGTAAGAATATTCAAAAATTATTTAACTATTATATGGAATATAATGAACGACCAGAAAAATATAAAAGAGGATATAACTTACAAAAACTACAAACCGCTTTAACAGAGCCGTCAAATTGTAGTTAGTTGCTTAAATGCAATCATTTGCATCCAGCAGAAAAATAAATAACAAAATTATTATATTTTTTTATAATAATCTTGTCCCATTTATCTTTTCGGTTGGTGTAATATAAAAGGTACTATTGATGAACCTTTATTTCAAGCAAATCAAATTGGAAAATTATTAGGTATTAAAAATATACACGAAACTATTAAAAATTTAGACAAGGATGAAAAGGTAGTCAGTAGTACTGACATCCTTGGTGATAATCAAAATGTAATATTTCACCGAAATAGGTTTATATCGTCTTTTTGGAATGTCTCGTAAAGAAAAAGCAAGAAAATTTCAAAAATGGATTGCTACAGTTGTAAAAGAGATTAGATTAAATGGTAAATATGAATTAGAAAAATCTCTAAAAGAAACAATTCATAATCATAAAACAAAAAAAGTACGAGCAATATTTGTATTAAAGTGAATGTATTAAATAAATCTACTAATGAGATTATAAAAATATATAATAGTGTTTGTGATATAATTAAATAATTTCAAATTTCGCGATTAACCCTTAATAAAATATGTAAAAATAAAACAGTTTATAAAAATTTTTTATTTGAGATTATTAAACATTAGATACAATATCAAAATTAGACATTGTAACAATTGTTCCTTCTTTTTTATTATTTTTTTTACTATCATTATCTGTATCATTATATAAATTATATTTTTCATATTTTGAATTATTTTTATTTTTTAAAACTTTTAGTTTTATCAATTCAAGTTCTTTTTCATTATTTAAAATGTTCTTTTTAATTTCAGCATTATTTTTATTTTTTAATAACTCTATATTTCTTTTTTGTTTCATTTTTTCCAATTTAATATCAAAACTATGTTTAAATTGTTGTAATTTAACCTTATCATCGTTTCTAATATCTTCTATTAAATTTACATTTTCATTAACTTCTTTATTATATTCTTTTAATTTATTTGTTAATTCTTTAAATGTTTCATCATCTATTTCTCTATTATTGGATTTAAACATTTTAATAATATCAATTTGTTTATCATAAAGAATTTTATATTTTACTATTATATTTTGATAATTTTTAAGTTTTTCCATAATTTCTCTATAATTTTTAAAACGTACTATACTACTTAAAATTGTTATAACTGTACCTAATACAAGCATTAAAATATTTATAGATAATGTAAAAACATCTGTATCAATAATTAGGTTATTTTCATTATTTCTTAAATATTCTGTTAATGTTAATCGCGCTGCTTCAATAAAAGTAGATATTGTAGATAAAATCATAATAGTTAGAGATATTGTATTATATTTGTAACATATTCTATCATATTTAACGCTTAATATAAATAAATTTTTATCAAGTTTTTCTTTATATTTAAAAATTTTTCTTATAAGAGGATCTTTCTTATCATCTTCATCATCGTCTTCTTCTACATTATATTTTAAATTATATTCATTTGAAGCAGTTCTAGAAAATGAATTATTATTAATTAATAATGGAGATGATGGAATTGTTATACTTGGAGTATTTAAATCAGGGTTTTTATATTGATTATTATCAGATATAGATGTTTTTTTATTAATCATACTAGTATTGATAAATTCTGGTTTATTATATTTTAATATAGGAGTAGTAATTGGAATTTTATTTTCATTAGAAAAAGTATTAATTGTATAATTTTCTTGTTTTTTATTGTTTTTTGGTATTTGCGGAATATTTGTATTATTAATAATTGACATATTATCATTTGATTTTTCTGATTTTATTGAAAAACTATTTCCTGATATGGTATCTTCTTTATTGGAGATATTTGATGTATGAGTATTTTCTAATAATTTTGATATATCTTTAATATTAAAATTTTTCATAATACTATTGAATAATAGAAATATATTATTATTGTATATATTATAATTTTTATAATAAAATTATAGAATAATATATTACTTCTTTCCAATATAAAATTTATATAATCATATTTATACTTATTACAGGATCTTTCTAAATATTTATATTTTCCAATATCGCCTTTTGTATAATAATGTTCATTATAATAATAATCTATACATCTCCATTTTTTTTGTATTAGTTGTTTTTTTGTAAATTTATTAACATCATATTTAGATACATCATAATATATACTATTTATATTGAATAGTATTATACATAATATAATAATACATAATGATTTTATATAATTCATAATGAGAATGATAATAATATTATATAGAAATGATCAATTTTTTTCTATTATATTAAAAAATTTGATAATTTTTAGTGATTAATATTATCAAGATAATCAAAAAATCTAATTATGAAATGTTCTGGAGATTGTTTGCAGGATACATGTAAAAGATTTATGAAAAAAAAACATATTAATTATTTTCATATTGCTTCAATTGATGCACAAAAATCTAATATGCATAAAAATTTTGGAGCCGTAATAGTATATAATAATAAAATAATAGGAATTGGACATAATCATTCTATTGATTATTATACCAGAACTCACAATTATATTAATAAAGAAAGAAAAATTCTACAAAATGTTCATGCTGAAAATGACGCAATTATAAATGCTATAAAAAATGGTAATAAGAAACTTCTATCAAAGAGCGATATATACATATCAAGAATTCTAAATGACTATGATAATTATGAAGAATATAATTTTCAAACATCGCCTCCGTGTGAAAATTGTAGAAAATTAATTGAAAAATATAAAATTAAAAAAGCATATTATATGAATTAAAAAGATTCTTTTGTTCCACCAAAATATAGTTTTCCAAATTTATTTTCAATCATAGTTTTCATAACATTTTTATCATCATAAAAAACATTAGTTAATAATCTACCATATTTATCAAAACCAAGACATTCAATTTGTACAATTTTTTCTAATATTAAATCTTTAAGGAAATCTCTTGCTAAAATAGCTGCTTTTTTTTCTTCGGGATTTTTTGTTCTTATTTCAGGAGTATCAATTCCATAAATTCTACAGTTCCATTTATTATATTCGTCTTTATGTTTGAATATAACAGTTATAGTATCTCCATCATATACTTTAACAACTTTTGCTGTTTTTATAAGACCTTCTAAAGTAAATTTATTAATATTTTTACAATCTAAAGATAGTAATTCTTCAATTTCTGTCATCTAATATTATTAAATATTTATATTATGTAGATATGGTAATAACCAATAAAACTGCTAAATGTATTAGAAACACAAGTACATGGTCTAAATTAAAAGCTGAATATAAATTTGATACATCATCTTTTAATAAAAATACTATTAATGCTAATTTGGCTTTAATATCTCCTAAAATGAATGTAATGCTTAAAAAAATAAAAGAATTAGATGAAAAAGATCTTAGAGATACTGGAACATTAAATAAGCATATTATATATAGTGATGTTGCGGGTGTGTATGGTGCTAAAATGATAGCATCTGTATTGATAGCTGATGGATTTAATCTTGTATATAATAATGGTTTAAAAATGATAGATAATAAAGATCTAGAAAATGATAAATCTTTTGCCTTATTAACAACATCAACAGTTTATAAAAAACCATTAACAGTTGGTTTGAAAAAAAATATTTTACAAGAATTAAATAAACGCCCCGATAATATTTTTGGCAAAAATATACGTTTTTTAGTATTAGACAGTGGTTTCAAGGAAGGTATAGATGTATTTGATGTTAAATATATTCATTTATTAGAACCATTAATAACAAAATCAGAACAGACACAAGTAATTGGAAGAGGAACACGATATTGTGGTCAAGCGGGTCTTCCTTTTATACCTTCTAAAGGTTGGCAATTAAATGTTTTTAGATATAATATGATGTATAATGATGATGAAAGTGTTCATCAATTATATTTAAAAAATAGCAATATAAATATAAGTTCTTTGAATTTTACAGCAGATATAGAAGATTTATTAATTGCTAGTGCTGTTGATATTCCATTAACAGAAAACATACATAATTTTAAAAATAATAGATTTATTAAAATGACTAATATATTAAATAAATCAGATAAATCTACTAAAAAAGATAAGAATTTTATTTTCAATATTATTAAAGGAAAGATTTTTACAAATGATAAAAAAATTGATTGTAAAAAAGGATGCTCCGATGATTTAGAAAATATAGATAATGGTTTATTAATTGTTGCTGCACTTCATATTGAAAAACCAGAATTAACTAAAGCATTAAATGATAAAAATTCTAAAGAACTATATGTTCTTTAATTTCTAAAGAAGCTCAATTTTGTAATACTATTAATACCCTATTAAAACAACCTATTAAATTTTTAAAAATATATGAAAAGGATATATCAAAATCATTAGAAATATATAGAAGAAAATATTCAATACATAAAAATAACTATAAAGATGCAGTAAATTTTATAAATATGTTCAAAGATTTAGAATATAAAGCCGAACCTCCTAAAACTAAATTAAATTATATAGATTTAAATAATTATATAAAAAAACATTTTAAAGCATATATATGGGATAAATTAGAGATTAAAAATAAATGTATTGAAAATAATAATGAATCATCTATAATTAAATATACAAATACACAAAAATTTGTTAAAGATTTTTTAACACCAGAATCACCATATAAAGGATTTTTATTATATCATAGTGTTGGTTCTGGTAAAACATGTACAGCAATTGCTACAGCAACATCTACATTTGATAAAATGGGTTATACTATTTTATGGGTAACAAGACATACATTAAAAGAAGATATATGGAAGAATATGTTTGATAAAATATGTAATGTTATAATTCAAGAAAAAGTTAATAAAGGATTAAAAATACCGTCTACTCGTGGAGAAAGAATNAAATTATTAGGAGAAAATTGGATACAACCTATATCTTATAAACAGTTTACAAATATGATACAAGGAAAAAATAAATATTATGAAGAAATGGTAAAACGTAATGGTAAAGAAGATCCTTTTAAAAAGACATTAATAATAATTGATGAGATACATAAAATATATAGCAATTCTTTGTCAACTTTAGAAAAACCAGATCCGCAAGTTTTACAAACTATGATACAAAATTCATATGATAAATCTGGTAAAAATTCTTTAAAATTATTATTAATGAGTGCCACACCTATAACAGAAGATACAATGAGTGTTATTAAAATACTTAATTTAATGATAGAAAAGAAACAGCAATTTCCAGAAGATTTTAATGAATTTAAAAAAAATTATTGTAAAGATGATGGTATATTTACAGACGATGGTGCAATTAAATTTTTAAATAATTCTGCAGGACTTGTAAGTTATATTGATAGATCTAATGATGTTAGTCAATTTGCCTATCCTATTATAAATGATATAATAGTTAAATTAGATACTGTGAATAAAAAAAATGAGGTATTAGAAGATCTTGAAAATAAATTAATAGATCTGGATGAAGAATTATTCAATAATAAAAATTTAAATAAAAAAGAGATTAAAGAGATTAATAAAGATATAAAAGAAACTGTTAAAAAAATAAAAAAAATTCATAAAGAAACTAATAAAAAATTAACAATAATAGATCATATTAATAATTGTTTTGATAAAGAAGATAAAGAACCTAGAGAAATAAAAAGAAAATCTGTAAAAAAAATAATAGATTGTCCAAGTGGTAAAATAATAAATCCTAAAACGGGAAGATGTATTAAGGATCCAAGTATTGTTAAAATAAAGATATGTCCTGATGGTAAAATAATAAATCCTAAAACAGGCAGATGTATAAAAATAAAAGTTTAGTTTATCGCGTTATTATTTTTATATTTATAATAAAATATTGATTATAGATTATGTATTATTTACTTTATTCATTTATATTATCATTAGTATTCTTTATGATTATTCAATATGTTGAAAAAAATAAGAGACTTAATACAGANGATGAATATGATGTTAATGTTCATTTATTTACTATGAATAATTTAGTAGTATTCTTTATGATATTATTATTAAATACTATTATATTTTATTATATATTAGATAATGGAGATGACACAGATATAATGGNTATTTTTAATATGGGTTTTGAAGATAATATGAAAAAAGATACAAAGAAAGAGATTAAAATAAAGAATAGTTCTAAAATAGACCCTACAATGTTAAAAAGGATCAATGATCCTATAAAACATGGTTTTGAACCAAGTAGTGATAATGAAAAATCTGATGATAATATATACGATAGTGATGACACAAGTGATAGTTCAGATGATAATTCAGATTATGAGAGTGAAACAAGTTCTGTACACGTAAAAAAATCTAAAAAATAAATGTCTATAACGTATATATATAATAACCATATTATGAAATTAGAATTAAAAAAATTTGATCCTACTAATATAAAAAATGATTCTGTTGTGGTTTTTATAGGAAAAAGAAATACAGGTAAATCATTTTGTATGAAAGATATTTTAAATTATCATCGTGATATACCAGTTGGAGTTGTTATAAGTCCTACTGAGAAAGCTAATGGTTATTTTGAAAAATTTATACCTAAGATGCTTATATATGACGAATGTGAAGAAAAAACAATTAAAAAATTTTTAGACAGACAAATTAATATTAGCGGACAGAGAAAATTAGAGATGCAAAGAGGAGGGGTTTCTTCTATAGATCCTAGAGCTTTTTTAATTTTAGACGATTGTCTTTATGATAAAAAATGGCCATCTGATAAAAATATACGTTCTATATTCATGAACGGAAGGCATTATAAAATCTTCTTTTTAATTACAATGCAGCACGCTCTTGGATTACCTCCTGTTTTGCGTTCAAATGTAGATTATGTTTTTATATTCAGAAATAATATCATGAAAGAGCGTGAAAAAATATATCATCATTATGCTGGTATGTTTCCTACATTTGATGCTTTTAATCAGGTTATGAATCAGACGACGGAGAACTTTGAGTGCCTTGTAATAGATAATAAGGTTCAGAGCAATAAGCTAGAGGATCAGGTGTTCTGGTATAAGGCAAGTGAAACTAATTTTAGGATGTGTTCTAATGAATTATGGGATATGCAGTCTTTAGAAGACCAACGCAGAGCGATGGGAATAATAGACGAGGATCAAGAAGAAGAACCGTTTGATATGGGGGTTTTTAATAAGAAGAAAAACGGTAAAGTTATTAAAGTAAATAAAACACATCATGGTCGTAGATAATATATAAGTATAATAGCTTATTATATTATAAACATGGAAATAATTATAAATAGAACTGTTGTTATATCTTTAGGTACATGTTTGATAGCATATAATCTAATTTTTTACGGTTTATTTGTTTATTTTATATACTATAAAAATGTTTTAACACCTTAATAATCTTTTATTTATATTACAATATATAGTAAAACT